AGCAACACCATACAGGGTGTCAGCAGTGAACAGCGTACCCAGATACTCTTGCTTGTACTGGGTCTGCGAACGAACAGCCATCTGCTCAACCAGAACCATAGAGTCACGATGACCCATCAGGCAGATACGAGCGATGGAAGAACCAGAAGCAGGGTAGGTGGAAGTAGCAGATGCGTGATCAGCATTGCTCGACACGAACACGGGGATGCCGTACACATTGCCAATTTCACCGTTGCGGATGGTGTTACCAGCACCAGACTCACCCACAAAAGCCTGTTCCGTGTAACGGGCAATACCCATCAGGGTGTTACGGCTTGAGGGAGGAATGATGAAGAAACGACCGTCCATCGGAACATCGGAATCGTCCAGACGCTGAATGGTGCGACGAATAGCGGCATCAGTCAGAGCAGAGGCGTTACCAGTGTTGGTGTTGGCAGTGTAGTCAAAAGCGGTCGTGCCATCGCCACCAATGTAAGCGGCGTTGTAACGAGCGCCAGCAGAACCACCGTTCACGGTACGGCCCAACTGGATGAGGTCGGTATCAACTTGCTTGGCAAGTGCATAACCAGCATCATCAGTGTAGAACTGACGCAGTGACGATTGAGCTTGGGCTTCAACGATGTCTTCAATCAAGCGGCTATATTCATAGTGCTTGTTGATAGAAACCGTAACTTCGCTCTCGGTGGCGGCAATCAGCGTAACCTGCGTAGAAGCAGACTTAGCAGAAGCCGAACCACGAGTGGGAACGGGAATGTGAACGGTGTCGCCTTTTTTGCCACGGAAATTCATCTTCTTGATGAGGTTTGCGGCAACAAGATTCTTCTTGTATGCGGCGGCAATCTCATCCGACCAGATTTCAGGGATAAAAGTTGCCGCAGTAGTTACTGTGACATGATCAGTTCCAAGTGCCATTTGAAAATCTCCAAAAGATTAAGGGTTTATCGAACCCGCCCTTCAGCATAAGCCGCCATGATTTCTGGTTGCAATGCTTCATAACGAGCAGGGTCAGTCATCTTCAGCCGAATTAAGTCAGCCCTTCTGTAAACCCTCTTTGAACTCTCACCTGTTCCACCAACATCAACTGATGCAGTTTTCATATCCTTCTCACGAGCCACCTTTCCAGCAGTCTCGGTTTGTTTGGTACGAATTCCACGCAGCTCTTTGTAAGTGGACAGCAATTCATTAGCACTGTCAAAGTCAAATTCAGCATCTGCCTTTGAGTACAGAGACATCCTTACAGATGAACCCTTAACCCAATCAGCGAATCCAGGGTCTTGCACTACTTGGGCAAAATCAGGATGCGCCTGTTGCAACTTTTGCTGGACTTGCATCTTTTTGAACTCTTGAGCCGCTTGACGGGCCGCAAGAACATCCGGATGTGCCTCAACAGTCTTCTGAACAGCCTTCCGTGGGTCTTCAAAGAAGTCAACTTCAGGTTCTTCTTGCACAACTTGTTGTTGTTTAGTAGCGAGATTGCTCTTGATCAGTTCATCTGCCAGTTTACGAACCTCTCCAACCTCTTGAGCTTGCTTACCAATGAGCTTTTCAGCCTCTTGGTGCATCTTAATCACATCTTCAAGTGACTTATTCCTGTATTTCTCAGGAAGACCGCTCGCTTCTTCATTCAGTTTGGAGATTTCTTTACCAACTGTTTCCAGTTCATTTTGATCCAGATTCTCGTTTTCATCAATCAACATAGTTTTTCCTTTTCCTGCCTAATCGGTTGTAGGAGATATGAACTCGGCACATGATTTGCTTATGAGTTCGCTTTTTGCTCTGCTTTCAACTTTTCACGGTGTTTACGATCAAACTTCATGGATGCACCAGGAAAATGACCGCTCCACCCTTCCAACTTGATTGCTGGAGCCGATATGACGCGATTGGCTGAACCACCGCAATCACATCTCAAACTAGTTGTCTCATAACCAACCAGTTTGTCAAACTTGTGTCCGTTTTCACAGACAAAATCAAACATTCTTCTCATTCAGTTCCTCGTATGCTCTTTCACTGACCTCTTTGAGGTTTTTCAGCCATGTGAGGATCGAAAGTTCACCTTTTTTGAATTGTAGGTCTTTCTCATCCTGAACTACGCTTATATTATTCAAAGCGTTTACCATATTGTCAATATCCTCAATCAAATCACTCCATCCATCTGTTGCCATCATGGAAAAGCGGTTTTCATAGTATTTTTGAAGTTCAGGAGTCATGGAATTAATGTCCTTAGTTCCTCAACAGTTTGAGCAGAGTCCATTTGTGCCTGAAGTTGGGCATATTTATCTCTAATAGCCTGTCTTTGTGCCTCAATAGCTTGAACATCAGTGCCAGGAATCTGTTTCATAATGAGATCATCCAAAGGCGCAAACTCTTCTGCACGAGCAACTCGGCGCATGTCGTGAGCAATAGTTTTGGCTTTATTGATGTTGACAACAATCATTCTTGATACTCCCAAGCATTTCTAAAAGTACGATCAGACGGAATATCGTCAATATCAATAATTTTATAAGGCTTACCTACTGGCACATCTTTTTCAGCAATTTGTTCAATTGTAAGTCCACAGTCAGCAGGAATAATCACTGCTACGCCACCTTCATCTGTCGGATAAATGATTCTTTTGCTCATTTTTTACCTTAACGGAAAATTGCAACTTCATAGTTTGCTGTGTCAGCAAAATTTGCTCCACTACTTGTGAAGTACCAAACTCTAAGTGCTGTTGTTGTTCTAGCGGTACTAGAATCTGCAACGCCATAATTAAAGTTTGTACCATTTCCAGAAGTAGCTCCAGCACCTAATGTTGCCGTATAGTTGGCATCAGATAATGCACTGGTAAAATTAATTGTGTAATCTCCAGTGCCATTATCAGTAATACTAGATACATTACTACTTGCCCTAATGGATACAGTTCCTGTTCCATTAAAATTTACAAACGCTTTTGCCACATTAACTGAGGCCCAACTTGAATTCGTGCCATCAGTAGTTAAATATTTGCCTGAGTTGCTAGTTTGAGATGGCAAAAGATTATTCAATGCCGCAGTTGCAGTAGAAGCACCAGTACCACCATCAGCAATTGCCAAATCAGTGATTCCAGTGATTGAACCACCAGTAATTGATACATTACTAGCCGCCTGGGTTGCAATCGTTCCCAATCCAAGGCTAGTTCTACCAGTTGCCGCAACTAAACCAGTTGATCCACCATCCCACTTCAATCTATCCGTGTAGGCAGTATCCCAGTTCGTTTGAGATGTATTCGTTGGGATACTATAACCAGTGGCAAAAGTAACTGCAAAAGTCCCAGTGCTAGTAATCGGAGTTCCAGACACCGATAAACCAGTTGGAACAGTCATGGCAACAGAAGTAACTGTTCCCTGATATTGGTCAGCACCAGTGATTGTGAAGTTTGGGTAAGTACCGGAAATTGATACCGTTCCAGCACCAGTCAAAGAAACAATCTGATCTGGAGAACTATTTGTAATCGTGAAGTTTGGATAAGTGCCACTTGTAGAAATCCCAGTTCCAGCAGTTAAGACAACAGTTTGGTCTGGCGCACTATTAGTAATTGTGAAATTCGGATATGTTCCACTAGTGGAAATTCCAGTACCAGCGGTCAATGCAACAGTTTGGTCTGGAGCAGAGTTTGTGATTGCACCAGTCGATGAGTTGTAAGAGATTCCAGTTCCAGCACTAAGAGCAGACCTAGCACGAGCGTCAGTGTAGTAAAGGTTTGAACCCTCACTAATGTTGCTAGTCGTCAAACTCACAGCACCAGTTTGACCATTAACAGAAGTAACTAAGTTCGATTGGTCAATCTTCTGCCAAACTGTGCCATTGAAGAGAAGCCAGTCACCAACCACCCAGTCAGTGATGCCATCAAGATTAGTAGAACCAGAAGTGCTGACGATATAGTAATAACCGTTAGTACCAGTGCTAGATGTAAGTGTGGGGATATTCGTTGAAGCATTCCATGTCCCTTGATATGACAATCCACCACCAGCAATAGATGCCCAAGACAGTACAGAACCATTGGTAGTTAGGTATTTGCCAGAGTTTCCAGTCTGACTAGGAATCAAACTATTAATCTGCGACTGCAAACTATCCAAAGTATCAAGGACAGTTTGAGAAGTTCCACCGCCATTGCCAATGATCTTGATGCGTTCTGCCAAATCCATCGGCACAACTTCACCAACATTGATCTCTTTTCCATTCGACAACTTGATGACCAAAGAACCATCAAAGTCAATGTTTGCAGAAATTACAGAGATGCCATCAATACCATCTCGGCCATCTTTACCGTCTTTTCCATCTCGACCAGGACGGCCTGTGGCTCCATCTTTCCCAGGCTTTCCGTCTTTGCCATCACGACCATCACGACCATCAGCCCCATCACGACCATCTTGAATGGACGCAACACGCTTTTCAATGGCATTGCCTACTGCATCGTATCGATCACGAATGTCGGCTTCAATCTTTTTGAGGGCTTGAACAACAAGGTCAACATTTTCGCCAATCTTGCGTTTTTGCACCTCTTTTGCTTGAGCAACAGAAGCCTTAATGCCATCCAAAACAGCCATCTGCTGTTCTGGTGTCATGTTTTGCAGAATTAACTGCTTTGCTAGGCTTTCAATGTCCATTATTCAACCTTTGGTGCATTACCGCCAAGTTGCTTGCTCAACTGGTCAAGAAAATCTTGTTCCATACCAGCGACTTTGTTGCTCTTTTCAGCCATCTGCATTTCGACAATCTTACTCTTGTTTTTGATGTCGGCTTCCTTGAGCATCAACTCAGCAACCTTAACCCTGCGGTCAAATTCCTTGGATGCCATGTCATCTTGATTAGGCAAATTCTGCGTCAAGGCTTGGCTAACCCTAGCTTGAACTTCTTGAGGCTTCAACTGAGCCTCAACCAGCAGTTTTTGTGCTTCAGCACGATTCTGTTCTGCCTGAGTCGCCACCTGAGCCACCTGAGCCTGTGCCAATTGCAAATCCAACTGCACTTTCTGCAAAGCCAACTGCTGTTGAGTAGGATCAGGCTGAGACATCTGGTCAAGAGCCGCAATCAACTCAAAACGGTTAGTCAAACTGCTATTTTGTAAGATTCCTTTAAGAATCAACGGCAAAACAGGGGTATTCGGGCCAAGAGTCTGCAACAAAGCAATGAATTGCTGTTGTTCGTACTCTCGTGCAATGATTCCAAGGGTTGCAGTTGGCACAAAATTCATGTCAACAGACGGATAGCGGTTCGGATCGAACTGCATATACCTGAAAGCCGCCTTTTTGATGAACGGAATCAGGAAATCTTCTTGGAAATTGGTCAAAGTACGCTT